TGAGTTACTTCTCCCGATTAGTCAATTCTTAAGACACACAACCCACCGCAAGGTGGGTTTTTTTATGCTCCTGATATTCTTGGATTATATGTTCCTTTCAATCTGTTTGTTATGTAATCTGAAGATTCTTTATAATTCATAATATTCTGATGATCTGTTATAAACACAGATAAGAATTGTGGTTTTAAAATTTGTATTTTTCTTTTCTTTTCATTCAATTTTGTTTCATAATCATAGTTTGTAATCGCTGCTACAGGAGTTATTGTATTGGCACTTGATCCACCAAACTTAACTTTAATTAAACTTCCTGTCGTAGATGAAACAGTTCCTACAAAAGTAAAAGTAAAATTAGCATCAACTTTAGAACCACCATCTAGTATTACACGATTATATTCATCAATTATTTTAATAGTTTCATAATGATGAATATCAAGTATATTTGTTTCAGATCCATATTTTTCTACTATATGATTATGTAAATCGTTATGACCTAATGGCCACTGATCTCTTATATTAATAATATTATTTGCTGTCAGTATGACCCAATCTAACTCTGAATCATCATATATTTCTTCTGCAACCATATCTGGACGATAACCATCTTGAATATAGTAATAATTAAAAGCAGTGATTGCTTGATCAACGTCAGTTCTTAGTTTGGATCTTTTGAATATATTTTTGACAGTAACTCTATCTTCAATCTTATTACTTGTAGGTAATAATGAAGGATAAGATATGTCTGGTAATTCGTTAAAATATGGCATTAGTATCCTATTGCATCGATTGGAACTGGTTGTATGTCAGGTCTACTTGAGTCATACTCAAATGGATCTTCCTCATAATCTGTATCGAAGATTGGTTCGAGTTCTCCAAATCTCAAACTTAATAACACAGAGGTTGGCATACCTTTTTCATAAGCATTCCACATTCCATCAGGTGTATAATTAACTGCTACTCCTGTGAGTGCACAAGTTTTAATTCTTAAAACAGAATCATTCCGATCTAATATTTCATAATTTTCTTTTGCTGTTTTAAAATGTATATCAAAAATATTTGGTGTCCCTAAGAAGAAGGAAGTGTTAGTTCCACTTTTTGTTTTATTACTTTTCTTGACTGCCATTCCTTGTTTAAAGAATCTAATTATATTTTTAACTCTTATTGCTTCCTCCCTACTTCTAGGAGTTAGTCTCCAGTTGAAAGTAAATTCTCTGAGAGTAGGGGCATTAAATAACAACTGCATATTTGAATTAGGAACAACTCCAGCTCCCCTTGCAAGAGCAGTCTCTGGAGTAACACCAAATTGTCCAATATTTAATATTGCCGACCCAATCACACTTCTACCTAATAATGCTGCATTATTATTTGTTATAATACCTTTTGCATCTCTTCCTGCTTGACCAAGATTATTAATAACATTTCCAGCTTTATCTCTTAATTCTCCAAATAACTCACCAAATTTTTTATCTCCTTTTATTAATTCTTGAATTAAGTTAATCGCACCACCAGTTGCACCAAATACTTCACTTGATACTGCTGCAGTGATTGCATTTAATTGATCTTGACCCCAAGCAACATTGTTTGAATCCTGTAATTGATTTGGCATTGGAAGTTTAACTAATCCAAGATGTTTTTCCTTTGGTGATCCGTTTGTAACACCATTTTCTAAGATACCTAAAAAACCTTCTTTATTGGCTCTTTTTTCCTTGGTGCTGCCTGCAAAAAATATATTTTGATTGACTGGTTTATATGTGAATTGATTTATTTGTATGTAATCTTGTGTATTACCAAAGTCTGCATCCATTGGATACACTAAGTTTCTTAAAGATAGTTTTTGTATTATATGATCTACCTTTCCTGTCTTATAATCTTCACGTAGATTTGCAACTGATGCTTCTGTTTGTTCATCTGTGCTTCCATCTGGTGGATTAAAAACATTTATAAAGTCATCTGAAATTGTATTATTAGCAAGAAAATCCTCGTTTACGAGTCCTTCCAACTCACTTGTATACCCAATACTATCAAGAACACTATCTGATCCATCTACTTTTTCCCATATTGAAGTCCCATCTTGGTTTACTAATTGAGCGTTCTGATAATCTTGATCACGAAAAAGGGAAAACGTTCCTAGATCTGTTGTAAATGATGCTGATAATGGTAGGTCTGACATTTAAATACTATCCCAAGCTGTTTCTGGTGACATCTTCTGACCATATTTATCAGAAAAGTTTTCAGTTACTAATTGTGCTATGCTTTTATACTGTTCAGGGTCGGGTGGAATGATAAAAGTATCTCCCATATTAGCAATAAAATAACGATGTAAAGTCTTTTTTGGTAAGGTTACACCTACTTTATTTACCAAGCCTTGTGCGACACCACCACGATAACTTGGATTTAGATAATGTAGATTACCACCAAGCATTTTATCTCCCTGAAAATCCATCACATACACAAGTGGTCTACGATCATAGAAAGGATACTTCTCTGGAAAAGATGCAGTATATGTGAAGAAACAAAGTTCTCCAATCTCTGGAAAGCGAGTCTCGGCAACTTGTGATAATTCTCCATACAATTCATTTGCATACCAATCTGGAGTGGTATTTGATTCACCCTCTGCTCTTTCTCTTATATCTTCTCCGATAGTCATTTGATACCTAAATTATCTTCGGTCATTATTTTAAATTCAAAGTTGCGATCCGCACAGAACTCTCTTGCTGCTTTCCACTTTGCTTGATTTACTGCATATGTTTGAACTGAATGAGCCCATGCCTTTGTTCTTTTCTTTGGATTTACCTCTGGCATTTTGGTTTCCTTTTTTGGTTTCACCTCTACTACCATAGTTCTTTTCTTTCCTTTCTTATCAATATACTTCAGAAAGAAATCTGGAAAGTAACGATGAACACGATTATCTATCGGAGAACGATATGGAATCCAGAACTCTTCAGACTGCCATTCACTTACTGTTTCATTTAAATCACAGTAATTCATAAATTTTCTTTCCCACAAAGACCTATAAATAATATTTCGGGGATCCCCTTTATACTTTTTCG